CCTGATTGTGCATCAAGTCCAATCATTATAACATCTTCTCTTGATTCATCATAAGGCTCTGCTGTAATCTTTTGTGTTTTTCTATTATCTCCAGTCCTTGAATGAAGATGTAAAATGCCAGTCTGATTACCACTTTTTCCAACTGTTGTATCTCCAGCGGCTAAAGCTCCTGCAATTGATACATTTCCAGTTGAAGCAATTCTTATTCTTTCGGTCTCATCAGTTTCAAATACTAAAGTATTAGCAGAATCATAAGGTCTGCCCATAAATGCTTGAATCTCATTTCCAGTGCCTTCAATAGTAATTCCAGCTCTTCTATCTGTTGCTGTTTCTAATATAAGATGTGCTATTTCATCACTATTGGCAGTATTTGTGCCTTTAATTCTAATTTCTCCTCTATCTGCTTCAACATGTAGTTGACTAGTAGCTGTAGGACTTGCTGTACCAATACCAACATTTCCAGTTGAAGTAATTCTCATTCTTTCAGCAACGCTACCAGCAGAGGCTGTAGCAAAAGCCATCCCTCCATCATCTTTATTCGTTGTATCTGCACCAGAAAATAAAGTTATTTGAGAAACTGTTGTGTCATTCCAATTTCCTTTTATAAAAGCAATATTATCAGCAGCAGAAGAAAGATTTGCATTGAATATTAAAGTATTAGATGCATTGCCTTTAGTTAAGGTAAGATTATCAGTTAGTGTTGTTAGCCCACTTGCTGAAAGTGTTCCAAATGAACCAGCACCACTTACATTAGCATCTCCAGCAAGATATAGATCTTTCCATCTTGCACCACTTGTTCCTAAATCTCTTGAGTTGTTAGCATCTACTTTTGCGTCAACGCTAAACATAACTTTGTCTGATGTAATTCTAAGTTTTTCAGACCCACCATGACTAAAAGTAAAATTGCCTGTGCTATTATTTATGTCTGAGCCATTTATTGTTATGTTATCAACTGTAAGCGTGGTAATACCATCAATGGTTCCAGAATCTATATCAACGTTAGTCATGTTTTGACTGTCAAAATTTATTGCACCAGTTGCAGTAAAAGCACCAAGCTTTGTAGCTGTTAATGTATCCCCACTAAATGTTAGATCTGAATCCTCAGTAAGTAGCCCATTTGTTCCATAGATCGCAACTCTTCCAGATGTTTGAGAATCAGCAGTAAGCGTTGAAGCTCTAAAATTATAAGCCCCAATATCTGTATTAGCACCTACCCCTTGAACAATAGCTAATTTTTGTGCTTGTGAAGTTGTTAATGTTCCACTAGAAACATTTAAAGTTTTACTAGATCCTACTGTAATGTCAGACGTTGCTATTGTAGTTCCATCAATATTACCACCATCTATATTTACTGTAGCAGCTTCTAAGTTTGCAACTAATGTAGCAACTGCATATCCTGTAGCACTTGTATTAATAGTATTAGTTGTAGATAGATCTTCTTGTGAATCTATAAATAATTTAAACTTACCACTATCGTTAGCATCTCTAAATAAACCTGCATATTTATCTGTTCCACCTGCATCATACAACCCTACAAAACCTATATCAACTACATCAGAAGAATCATTATCTCTGCCAAGTTGTATTAAACTATCATCAACTTGTAAATTTGTTGTGTTTACACTTGTTAAGGTACCTGCAACAGTTAAGTTTCCTGATATCTCAACTACGCTTGTGGATACTTTTAATATTGTTGCTGTACCATCACCATCATATAATGCTTTTGCAGTACCAGTTACACCACCATTAACGTGGATAATTTGTGGATAAGTTAACGATATTTTATTGCCAGTCAAACTTGTAGGCATTATAAATCCTCCCAGTTCTGAGTTTGATCTTCCCATTTAAGATTTGATTGCTCAAATATTTTATCATAAATGGTACTTAAAAAATTTGCATATTTACGAAATACTGTTATCATGCTTTTAATGCAATCATATTTGTTGCAGTAGTATTAGAAGCTTTTACATGAGTTATTTGAATTGGAAGTAATTGTCCACTTGCTACGTTTTTAAATGTAAAATCACTACCACTCGTTGCAAGAGTTACGACTACATCTCCACCTACTCCTACATATAATGATTGATATGTAGATCCTAACGCTTGATCAGACCCTAAATTAACTGCAGTAATTACTAAGCCTGTACCATATAGCATTTTATCTATAGTATCATTAGATGTTTTAACAAACCCATTTGAATTAACTTGTAATGGGCCTACATCTCCATCTGTAATAGTTTGCGGTGTTGACTGATACAACCCACCTACAAGAGTATGCTTTGATGTACTATCAGTCCAGTCACCATCATCTACATATACTGATTCTGAATTAGCTACAAGTGTAACACCTGTAGCATCTACAATATCTACTTGTAAAGAAGCATTACCACTATTGTAGACTTTATTAAGTATTTCTCTTTCTAAAAATGTTAAATTTCCCATAGTCTTACCCTGTTACCACATAACAAAATTTATTACCACTTCCGCCCTGACCTTCAATATGTGCATGAGTAGCTCCATTTGGAATATAAAATTTTTGCATTTTATTTGCCTCTATTCTAAGTGAGTTATTCCCATTAGCATCTCCTGATGTAGTGTCAAAACCTATAGAACTTAATTCTTCTGGGAACACATATAGTATAGTATGTCCTGTAGGTAATGCAATATTTATTTCATCATTGGTATCACTAGTACAAGTCTGCCCTCTAGTCGCTTCAGTCCAGGCAGAAGCATACTCAGAGTTCAATGCTTGAGTACTATTAAACTTTAATAGGTTCTTCTGAACTGACATTATGTTGCCTCCGTATAATCGGTTAATTCAGCCATAGAAGTGGCTGATGTTGTTAATTCTGTAAAACTTGCAGAGACTGTATTCACTAGCTCAGTTATAGACTTAGCGTAGGAGGACACTTCAGATATTGATGCATTAGCAATTTGATTTTCAGTATAAGAAGGTTTAGTCAATACAATCTCTGTCATGATTCATCTTTGTCTCTAGTAGAGTAAACAGTAGGCTCAAAGCCTTGTCCTTTAATTACAACTTTCTCTGTTCTGCCTGTATTAGCATATCTTTTTCCTTCTCTTACTCCCTTTTCAAATTGGTTTTCCCAATATTGTGCTGCTGCTAAAGATTCTATATTTAATTCATACCCTCTTTGTATAGCTTTAGCTACTACAGTATGTTGGAATTCTTCTGGTAAATCTGGAGTTTCGTTATATCCAGTTGTAGTATTAGATGCTCCAGTATTAGCATTTATAAATAAATTAGGTTTTTTAATTGCAAATATAGTAACCGTTTTTGCTTCACTAGGAGAAGAGTATGTATTTTCTCCAGAGGATACAGATCTTTTAACTATAGCTATAGCATCTCTATCTATAAAGTATGCAAATGTTCTATTTTCATAACCCATTATGTTAAATCCCTTATCTCTGGTTTACTACCTAACCTTGGTATATCATATCCATCGTAATCAACAGATATTATTTCTAGTATGTCATCTGATAATCCATAATATCTTTGATCTGCAATAGTATCAAATTGAAATGCTCCAGATAACATTCTTGTTCTTCTAGAGAACTCAGTCATTGCAGCATTAAGCCACAATCTAATTTGAGTTTCTGAAGTATTAGGGTGATGCTGCCTAACCATTTCTATCATTTGTTTTTGTGTCATTTTTGTTGCGTAACCCTTTGTAATTCTTTTTCATAATCTTGTTTTAACTGCGCAGCAAAACTTGCAGTATTTGTAGCAAGTTCTATATCTTCATTACTTTGATTCTCAGAAGCAAGTTTAAACATAAATTTAGCTGCTGTACCAAGTACGACTGCATATTCAGCTCCACTTGGAAAACTTGAAATACTTGTATCCCCATGTGCAATGCTTGATGGATAATCATATTTAATGATCTCTCCATTCTCACTACCTGTAGGTTCTGGTTGAATTACTAACAATTTACCTTTTAGGTAGAATACAGGATCTCTTTTTTGAGTAGTATCTGAAAAATAAATACTACCAGAATCTGTAGCTCTACCATGTTGTCCATAAGCTATTTCGGTAGCATAATGACTATCTCTGCTTACACTTAATATTCTTTTATTAGAAATATCATAAGAGTTAGATGTGATTGATTGTACAGTTGCATTTCTTAACAATACATCTTTAGGTAAAACATCAGATACTTCACGAGCTGTTGTATTTAACATATCGTTTAAACCATCTGCATCTGAAATAGTTCTGCCTATTATATCTTCTACTTGTAATTTAAATGTTTGCATTTATTCCTTTAGGATTATTGAGGCTACTGAGAGCTTTTACATGCATGCAGTAACCTCAATAATTTATCCATTTTAGCCTGAGTGAGCTGCTCCGTTGTCAGCAACTGCTGCATGTGTTACATAGTAATTTGTTCCATCACTAAGCACATGAATCCAGTCACCTACAACTGCGTTACTCGCAACAAATGTTACTTTGTCAGAGTCAGCTGTAATAGCTGTATTAGTGTCACCCATTTCTATACCTACCATCTTATCAGCTGTACCACCAACGACATCAAAGTCATTACCACCAGCAGTACCAAGAATGAACTTTGCTTCCCATCCTTTTGTAGTTACTGCAGGGATAGTGATATCATAAGCACCAGCTTGAGAGCAGATAAAAGTTTTTCCGCTATCAGCAGGGCCTAATGTAGTACTAGCTGCTAAAGATTCGATACTCGCACTTGTTCCACCTATAAATGGTCTAGCCATATTAAACCTCCTTAATCAGTTATTTTAAACAACTTATGAGATTCAATTAAGGTTATTCCAAGACCTTCATCAGACATGTACTGATCTTTTACTCCGTCAAATGCGTCATCAGTTTTAATGTTAGTCTGATATACTGGAGGTCTGTATACTGCATGAAATAGATTCTCTTCAGAAACTACACACATGTATTTAGAATAAGGCCCACGCAATACAGGAGTTGGAATCAACATTAACACACCATGAGGTGTTTCTAATTGTCTATAGTTGAATCCCATACTACTACGTTCTGAAGGCCCAATATCAATATTCCAAGCTGAGTTACCTGCGAATCCAGAAGCACCATCTATCTTAGAGAAGTAGCTCATAGCTCCACGACCAGCAAAAGCCATTTTCATGCCTTGTTCTGGTATGTATTGAAACACCTTTTCCATATCATCTACAAAATTACTGTAGTTATAAGTAGCTTCAGATATTGTAAATACGTTCTGATCATCACCACTTGTTGCACCATACTTACCTAATGCTGTTACTAATCCCATTGTAGAACGAACTACATTTCCATTAGCATCAGTTATTGCATGTTCAGCAAATGTTTCATCAGAGGTTCCATCACGTGAATCTTTAAGACCAGTACCAATAGTAGAACCACCAAATAGGAAAGCTCTTTCTTTTTGAATCTTATGTTCTTGTGATTTCTGTAAACGTAATCTAGCTAATTCAGATGACTCACCACGTAATGCTGCTGCCTCTAGGGTACCAGTAATTTGTAGGGGAGTTTTAAAGATCTGAGTACTATTGTAAACAACCTTTAGTTCATCTGACCATGCTTCAGGAGCAACTGTTCCCTCACCATGTGCATTACCAACTACTCTAAATACATCATTGTCTGCAACATCTAAAGCAGCAGAACCTAAGTTTTTGTATTTAACAGTATTAGCATCAACTACAGTTGTAATTAAAGCTTGACCTCTAAGCGTAGTTCTGGTTGTATCCCAAACTTCACACTCTAAGCCAAGATATGATGAATCAGCAGATGATGCTAATCCAACAATACCATCAATATCCATCTCACCTGATTCTGTGTTACCTGCTGCTAGTGATGCAACATCAGTTGCAGAGACAAACTCTTGGTTTTGCCAAGGATTTCTATGTTCAAACATTTTGAAAAGCGGATCAATTGGTGTACGCTGTTCCTGATTAGCCACGATTGTTGTAAATGGTGTTACATCAGTCCAAAGTTCCTTGACAACTTGAGGACTGATATAAAAATCTCGTCTATCAGTAAAAAGAACACCTGACCCACTAAGGTTTTTAGTAGCCATTGTTATTTCTTCCTTATTTTACTTTGTGAAAGTAAAGCAGCATTAAACAAGTCTTGATCATTCATAACTGGTTTGCTAATTCCTGTTTCCACACTTGGTGTAGTAGGATTTTGCAAAGCCTGTGTAGCTTGACTAAACTGTTGTTTCTTCTGCTCTACGTTAATTTGTTGTTGTGTTGGAGCGTTCTGTATATCAAATAATTTTGCTAAAACATCTAAAGTTACATTATTAGGGTTTGTAGCCCAGCCAACAAAGTCAGCTGCTTTCATATCATCCCAACCATATTGATTCTTAACTGTAGAGTATGCTTGATTTAACATCTGTTTTTCTTGTTGCTGAGCAAACATTTTATCTTGCTCTTGCAAACGTACATATTCTACTTTCTTAAGATAGTCATATCGTTCGTCTTGATACTTTTCTTTATTCATTCGATATCTAAATGAATCACTCTCAGGATCGTTATAGGCTTCCATTTCATTGTAGTTCATTGGTTTCTCTGGTGCAGTTGGCTCCTTCAAAGGATCAGCCTGTGGCTGGGGCTGGGTTCCTTCGGAGACTGGGCTTGTAGACATGGTATCAACAGCTCGTTTATAAAGTTCAAGCTCTTTCTTCATGCTATCTGCCTCATTCTTGGCTCTGTCTGCTTGTGATTGCCAATATTGCATCCTATTAGGATCCTCTTTTGCAGATACATCATTTTGCATCTCAGCAACCTCATTGCCTTGTGAGGTTTGAGTTTCTGTTTCTTCGAATTTAGTAGTCTGGGTAATTGATGGGTTAGGTTGTACTGTATCTGCACCTGTATCGAAAACTTCTTGAGTTTCCATTTGGGGTGTGGTTACTTCCTGTACATCAGCATTACTTACGTTTTCCATTATTCCTCCAATGGTGTGATTTGGTCATTTGTAGCATCTTGCTCAGCAACGACCGATTTAACTTTCTTTAACTCATCTTCTGTCCTTGCCGCGTAAAGCTTAGATGCCATATCAGCCCTATTGGAAGATTGATTAAGGTTAGCTTTGTATTTTTCAACTTCGACACGTTGACGTGCGTGAACCAGCTCACGTCTAGCTGTTTGCAGGTCTCCCTGTAAATCTTTGATTTGCTTATCTTGACCTTGTACTTGACTCATTAGTTTTTGCATTTTTGAATTTCTATTTAAGACATCTTCAACATTAGCAACATCTGTTTGTTTAAGTACTTCTAATTGATCAATGATTCCATTCTTATATAAATCCATATAATACTCAAATCTAGCATATCTATTAGATGGTAAGGTAGAACCAGATACAACCAATACATCATATTTACCAACTGTTATGTCGTTTAGTTTTCCTAGAAACTGCCCACTAATTTGATCGTAGACAGGTTCATTTATTTTTACTTCTTTTGGTTTATGGTTTGGTTGTAATAATCGCATGACTTTCATAGTAGTATAAGTTGCTTGAATAAATCCTACTACTACTTTAGCAACTTGATTTATACCTTCCTCAATGTCATCTCTTTTAGATTTAATTCTTCTTTGACCATACTCATCTATTGCCAATGTACCTTTATAGGTTTGCGGCATAGAAGATGGATCTCCTTGCATTAATGCATAAATACCTAATATACGTTCTATATCAGCCTTAGCATCAGCTTCGTTTTTGTATAATTCATTAGGTAAAGGTATAGGCCCTGCTACTACAGGTTGACCTAACTCTGGATCAAACTCTATAACTGCAGTACCAGCTCTACCCCATTCTTCTTCTAATTGTCTTTTATTCATTGAACCTCTAGGTATCAATAACTTAACATTTGTAGAAGAAGATGCATGAGCAACGATTAGTGATCTTATTTTGTTGATATACGACTGAAGTCCTTTTACCATTCGTACATCACTTATAGGGTATGGATTACGATTATGATTATTCATAAAAGTAATAAGAGGATAATCCTCTATTGGTAAAATATCTATATATAATAGTTTACCACCAACACTTACAACATGCTTAATTCTAGTTATTTCAATTTCATTTAATAGTATATCTCCAGTTTCTATAAGCTGTGCAAATGTAACTCTTTCTAATACAGTTGTACTATTTGGTACAGCAGCAGGAGTTTCTTCTCCTTGCATCATTACCTGCTCTTGAGTGACTGGATTAATCATTAAATGAAATGTATCTCCAAATTCTTTTTCTATATCTTCGTATTTTAATATTTCATTATCATCGGTTATAACTCTTTGTTGTTCCTGGTTATATATTTTATACGCAGGTTTAGATGCATAAGCAATATATTCATCTTGAGTTAATATCTTTTCATCATTTAGCTGTGGATCAAATATTCTATAATGAGGTACTCTTATTTTTGAAAATCTTTCAATTACTTCTAATTGTCTTTCATCTGGCGTACCATAAATTCGCTGGGCGTTGATATCCTCTTTACTAACAATCTGATCTTCTAATCCATGTCTGACTGACTCTGTTTGAGGAGCAACAGATGTCGTTGTTGCAGACTTTATAACCTCAGTTAAATCTGGATACATGGAGATAAGCTGCATCTCAGAATATAACCTGGCTACCATAATGTTAGAAGCATCTCTAGAATAGGCATCTTGGGAAGAAGGACATATGTATACATCTAACGGATCTATCGCTTTTATAAACACATCACCTTTACCAAAGTCAGCTTGTGGATCATGATATGCCATCATGCAACCCATGCCCTTTACATAGTAGTCATCCACTACTTCTTTTAGTTCGGTGTTTCCTTTTGAGTTTTCCCACACCCAGCTCATTAGATCTGAAAATGTTTGACCAGTCTTTACATCACTACCTTCTCTACCAGTTGACTGAAACCTAGGGGAATTAGCAGTAAGCATAGCTTTTGCTTGTTCTACTGCTGGATAAATTACGTTAACAACTAAAGGCTCTTGAGCGCGTTTTCTTAATGAATCAACTTGCTCTTTAGTCCATTGAATACCGTTTCTAAATTCGTTATCTTCTGTGGCTTGTCTAGCCCACTTATTACGAACAGATGAATACTCTGCTAACTTCTCCTCTGATATCTTGACTTCTGGATGTTTTTCGGGCATATCAAGAATTTAGACACAATATTACATAAAAAGTTTCAAGAAATCATCCAATCTTTAGACTTTTTTACTATTTCTTCTTGAGAGTGATAAGATTCATTTCTTGCATTACTATGATTTGGAGTATAATTATTCTTAGTTGCATAATATAATCCATCTAACAAGTCATCGTGTTTCCCTCGTGGGAACATCAATAACTCATCCAGTAGATGTTTCATATCTTTTTGGATATACATCTTCTTTTGAGCAAACCAAGGCTGCATCGTTTCTAGTCTAGCTGACTTACTACTACGTGGAGTTTCTTTAATTTCTAGACCTGGTATAAATAATCCCTCATCATCTGCACGAGTTCTTAAATAATCACGTAACATCTCTTGATAACCTACAGATTCTATACGAGTCTTTACTGGTTTATACTTTTTAAAATATTCAATAATAGTATCTGCTAAATTCATAGGTGTTGATCTTTTTCTATAATATGGCAGCACAAATTTATTATTCTTAGAATCAACTGCAACACATACTATAGTAGAGAAGTCAGCATGTTTACGAACAGAACTAGCTGGGTCTACTCCCATAAACACATTGACTGCTCTCATTTCTTCTGTATCAGGAAAATGTAAATAAGCATCACCATCTTTATATTTAAGATACGCATCATAGTATTGTAAATAGCTCTCTTTGAATAGCTGATCTTCATCTCCAATTATCTCACATTGATATTCACGATAAAATGCAGATACTCTCCCAATAGAATTTAAAGATCTTTTTTCTGCTTCTAGTTTTTCCTTTGACCACATCTCAGGCCATAGGGCTGTACCATCATCTTGCAATGCTTTATACCTGCGTGACTCCCATCCATCGGTCTGCATTAAAGTTTCTACTAAACATCTTTGATGTTGAGGAGTACCAATAACTGCTATCCTTCCACGTTTAGCATCTAATGCTGGAACCATAGATTGCAGCAACCACCTTAAATTAAATTCCATAGCTTCTGCTGTTTTAGTATTGTTCATATCTTCTGGATCATCTAGCACAACTAATGTAGGTCTTTGATTGCCATGTTTTAATCCTACTACCTGCTGACCTGTACCACGACACATAATCATACTATCATCTTTTAACACTATCTCTGTACGTGACCATTGTCTAGCAGTATGTTGTCCAAAGTATCCATAAACGCTACGTAACTCCATACTATACTCTAATGCATTTTTTATAGTTTGCAATAACCTAACAGCATGTCCTTCTGTCTTTGAAGATAGGACAACAAACTTGCTACCTCCCTGTGTTAATACATGCCATAATGGAAATATACATGCAATCAATGATGACTTAGCATGACCTCTAGGTGCAATAACATTGATCTTATTTACTTCTGGTTTAATTAATAGATCTGCAAGTTCATGATGAAACTGTGGAGACTCACTAGAAAACATACTAGGTAAGCATACCTTACCAAATAGTATAATATCACTTGATAGCTTTTCTTTTATTTTCTGAATGTGTTCCATAATTGCTTTGCGTGTTTGTTTTGTTCGTGCTTTGACATCTCTTTAGTACACTTAGGTAGATTTTTAACTTTAGTACCTTCAAAAGAACTACTAATGATTCCACAATGCAACTCCCCATTTGCAGTTGCTGCGAACCCACACATAGCTTTTGATGTTAATGGGCATGGCTCAAACATTAATAACACATACTTGGTGGTAACTTATCATCATCTTTTAATCTTTTAATAAGATCTTCTATATACCATTTAGCTTTCTCTAAATCTTTTACAGTATTTCCTTTATATGGAGAACGTACAATGTATTTAATAATATTACCACGAAACCAGTCCATCTGCCAAGATGCTATAAACTCAGTTACCTCTATACCATGAGTATAATGTTCTGGGTGGTTTACATCGTCATTCATTACGAATACTCTGCCTCTGCTAATAGTATATTATCAATATTACCTACTACTCTTAAAGATACATTATCACTCTCTCTTATACACCATGCAGAAAAATATTTATTTTTTTCTACATCTATTTGAGCATTGATCTCATACCACTCATTATCTGCAAGATATATCCTATGTATATCTTTCGTATGCACTCCAAACAGTTTAACACCGTAATCATTATGTTTCATTTTCATCTCCTGGATCATGATACTCTATAAAGTCAGACTCTACTTTTCTAGTAGCAACTAATTTCTTTTCCTCAGTTTCTATTTTATCCATTATTTGATTAGTCATGTCTATCTGCAAAGTATCTGTTGTTACTTTCTTATTTGGTTTCATTTCTAACATATCTACAAAATTCTCTACACCACGTAGCATATTAGAAACGTCTTGCTTATCTTCTGCTATTGATATTGCTTTTAAAATAGTATCAAGCACATATCCCTTATCAACACCTCTTGAAGATAGTATTTCTTTTAATTTTTCTTCTACCATATTGCTAATTACCTTTTGTTTAAACAATCTTTTCACAGTTGCGCTAGGATTCTGCTCATCTGGTCTGTATATCTTGCCAACTTGATTCCAATCTACCTTTTTTCCCTCAACAATCTGTCCTACGTACGCATTTACTGCATTTTTAGTACGTTTTGACGTTGCTTCTCTTTCTTGCCAAGCTCTTGGCTTCAACATTGAGTAAATACCTGCAGCTTTATTGGGTTCAAACAGTAATCTACCTGTTCCTGTAGACCATTGTACCCCACATGTAAGCTTTATGAGCGTTTTTACTCTCCCTGACTTATCAGTATAGACATTCTTTGCTATACATTCTGCAACATACCCATCATCTGTACTAGCCCAGTCTCCTTCTTTAGCTGATTTCCAATATACTATAGGATGTGGACAATCATCTGTAGTAAAGATCGTACAATCTCTGGTCTTATGATTTATTTTTCTAGTAATAATTTCCATGAGAGTACGGATTATACTATATATATATTACTTAGTAATGGAATACTATTATGTTTTATTATATTACTTAGTAATGTATCACTTAGTAATGGAATACTAGACATCTGATATCTCCTTTTTTTGTATATGCTGCAATATGATCTTTTCTATTATCTTTTTTTCTGCTTCATAGTATTCGAAGTCTTTTAAATACACTTCAAATGCTTTATCAATTTCCTCATCAGTAGTTACTCCCTTTTCCCATTTACCTGTTCTAGGGTTAAATACTTCGTATACTACTCTTTTTTCCATAATTAATATTACCAATTATATTATTATTAAACAATATGAGAGTGATGAAGTTTCAAAAATTACTTTACATTGCGCGTGCGTGGTGTGTACGTTACCGTACCCCGTTGTATTTGCGGTTTGACTTTGTCATTGGGTTAGAATAATGATTTCAGTTTAGCCCCTTGGTATGAAATTACTTTTACTCTAACTCTAACTAAGGAGGTATCATGACTGATACTACACAAAGACAACTAGAAGATGCAATGTACAACGCATTAGTACGATTCAACAAACACCAAATGGATAACATAGACGTTATCTTTGAAAAGACATTCGAAGGAATGGAAGGCATGCTTGAGAAAGTATTACCTCTCGTTGAGAAGATG